CGGGCAGTGTCATTGTCCAAGACCATAAGTCGAATTTGGGATCATCACCATTTTGTGTATTATACAAGTGGCGGTACTTTGAATAGTATTGCTGAATACGCTTGGAATGGTGGTAGTTTACATCAGGCAATCGTGGAGTGTGATTTTAAGCGTTTCGACTCTACGGTTACCAATTTAAAATTGAAATTGTTGGAATGGGTGTATGAGAAATTTGGAGCGGGTAAGATTAACGTTCAAAATGGTACTGTGCTTTCATACATTCGCGCCAATAGAAAAACTTGGGGTGTAACACGATGTGGAGTCGTGTATAGTAATCCGGATGGAAGGCAATCCGGCGACCCATTTACTTCTGTTGGTAATAGCATACTTAATGGTTTGGTGCAACTGTATTGCATGACGTTGAGTAGTTCTTGTTCAATGAAAGATGTAAGACTCATGGTTTGTGGCGATGATGCTTGGTTGAATTCGCCAAACCTGGATCCTGTTAAGTTTACATTGATTGCCTCTCAGCTAGGGTTTCAACCCAAGTTGGCTGAGCGGCAATCAATAGAAGAGAGCACTTTTTGTTCCATGCGGTTTTGGCCTTGTCAGGTAGATGGCAAAGACACGTATATGATGGGACCGAAGATAAATCGATGGTTGGTTAGGGCAGGTTGGAATGTAAACAGTTCCGGACCTGTACCTCCTATGTTGCGTTCAACAATGATGGGTGTTGTACGTGATTTTAATCATGTTCCGTTTGTTAGTCAATATGGTAGGCGTGCACTGGAATTACTAGGTAATACGAGAGCGTCTAAGCAGGTTGACGATCATAGGATCCACGCCGACAGGGTCGGCGTGCCAAACAATGCTACTATGGCAATGTTGTTCAAAATTTATGGGGTCGGAGACGTGGAGTTGGATGACTTTGAAAGAAAACTTAGTAAAGTTGATAGTTTAACTGTCAATATAAACCTACCATATTTTGAACATTGTGCCCACGATGACTAGTGGCAACCGAACCATGCGTGATCAGGGGAGTGACGACCTCTGTGGTTAGCGTCTGCTCATAATTATTATGCCTAATAAAAAGAG